CGGGGGACGTCGTAACGGTGTCGCATACATCCAACCTTGATGGTTGTGCCCTGTACGGAGCAGTTAGTGCAACCAATGGTGTCACGGTTAATGTTTTGAATTTAAGCGGAGCAAGCAAAACAATTGCATCTGGATCGCTCCGCATCGATGTTTGGAAACGAGTAGCACCATTAAATTAACCTAAGGAGGTGTTATAATTGCCTACCGTATCTCAAATTATAACCTTTGCAGATAGAAAATATCCTAATCAAGAAACCGATGCAAATAAAATTATCGACCTGGACGGAATACATAAGGCGGTCTATGTTAAAATTGCCAGGCTAAAAAACCAGAATGAAATAGATGGAGGAACAACGACCACAGCAAACCAGTTAACATATCCCTTGCCGTCTAACTGCACCATAGACAATATTATTGCAATTAAAGTGTCGCAAACGACCACTATAACCTCCTCAACCGAATGGGATACCTTCGAGTACGCAGGGTTGAATGACGATATTAGCAGTGGAAACTGGTACGGACGAGCGACGGACAGCGTATTTGCCTTAGTTAAAGACGGATTACCAATAACCACAGCCGGATTAAGCATCCGGATTTTTTATTACAAGACTCCTAATGCTCTGTCAGCGGTTACAGATACCCCTGAACTAGACAGCGACTATCACGATCTGTTGAAGTTTGGTTTAATCCAGACACTGGCCAGCCAGGGGCATAATCCGGATACGGAAATAGCTGACTTTTACCAGGCTAAGTACGATAAATTCATTGAAGATGTTGAAAGCAGCCTGAGTGACAGGGATAATAAGGCTCCCTCACAATCTTCGCAAGTAATCGAGTATTGGTAGGTGATGGTTTAATGGGCGTTTATTGGGGAAAAAAACTAAGATACACCCAAAAACCAGGGGAAGTCATAACCCTTGGTGCGGGAGAAAATGTTTCTGTCCCTGCCTTTGAAATTAAGAAAAACGAATCATCATACTCCCGAAACGTGTCAAGCCGGAACCATCCGGCTTTATCTGTGCGCCCAGGTCGAGCCGCGGCCTTTACTGCCATTACTACGCCTAACGCATTCAGCCAGAGGAATAATGAATATCCTCATGTTCAGGATGGAACAGTCTGGAAGCGTTGGGATGGGGCGACTTGGCAAAATGTGCAGACCGGTTTAACCAGTGCCGCCGGTAAGTTCTTGGAGTTTAACACAGAGACAGTCAGATACACCATTTTGGTCAATGGCACGAATGTTTATTCCTGGACAGGTACAGTTGCGGCAAGCATAGCAGGGGCACCGGCAACTAGTCTTTATGCTGTCGATGATTTTAGGCTCTATGCTTTGCTTGGTAGCGTGCTAAAGTGTACCGCCGAGGGTAGCATTACCGACTGGACAACTGTAGACGATGCCGACACTATTATTCTGGCCGGGATGGTTGGGGCGGGTACGGCTATTGCAACCTTCAAAGATAGTGTTATCTGTTGGTCGGAGCAGACAATGCACGTACTTTATGGGGATGACCCCTATAACTTTTACCCACAAGACCCCATGCAATATGGATGCATATCTGATAGGTCGGTAGTAATTCACGACTCGCCGGATGGCAGGGCAACTTTATATTTCTTGGACTATGGCAAATTCATGCGCTATACAGGTGGTAGTCCACAGGAAATGAGCCAGAAGGTGCGAGCATACCTAGAGGCTATTAACACTACCTACAAGACCAAATGCGTGGCCGGGAAGCATGGTAAATACATTTACTTGTCTATTCCTTATGGTGCATCGGCAACGGCAAATAACCTAACCTTGGAGTATGATACCGAGCTTGATAACTGGTACGTGATAGACCAGGGCTATGTTGAGTTCACCAACATAGGTGAGTTTTTCTACGGCGTGGATTCGGCCGGTGCATTTCACAAGATTAACTCAGGGACAACCTTTAACGGTACTGCTATTTCGTGGTCATATATTACCGGAGTTTGGAAAAAGGGTGCTGTATCTCAAAAAGAGGTGGTTTCGGATTACTGGGCGGTATTGGATTTGCCTGCTGCAAGTACGCTGACACTATCCTATTCAACAACTGTTGACGGTGATGATTTTGTTCTGCTTTATACCTTTACCGGCTCAGCTGCAGAGCAAATGACGAGGGCACAGGTTCCAACTACAGCTTTGCAAAATATCGACTGGCATAGGCTGAAGTTTGCAGGAACTGGGCCATGTACAATTCATTATCTACAAGAAGATTTGCGCATAAAGGCAAGGTGATAAAATGCCGACTTGGGTAAGTACTGTACCGAATTTAGCAGGACTAAGCATAGAAAAACAAGTTGCTGCACTAGTTGATGCTTATATCGAACAGGATAAGCGCCTTCGATGGATAACTTCACGGCTTGACAGCAAAAACGTCAAACGGCTGGACACTAACGAAACCGTGATTAAGAGTGCTGACGGGGAAACTATAATTAACGGCCCAGTGCTGGAAATGTACGATAAGCAAGCCACTCCCAAGCTTAGGCTTAAGCAGGGTTATGATTCGGTAACGGGTGACTTTGTTTATAATCTATATAACAAAGCCGGCACTCAGACCGTAGGCATTGATAGTAGCGGGAATGCAACCTTTACCGGTTCAATTTCGGCGAGTACTATAACCGGGGGTACGATAACCGGCGGTGCTATATCTGGTGGTACAATTGACGGCACAACTATTACAGGAACAACCATAACTGGCGGGACAATACAGACTGCAGTGGCGGGAAATAACAGAATTGTAATAACTGGCAATAAATTGGAAACATATAATAGTGGCAATGCCTTAAGCGGTATTGCCTGGGGCGTTGGTCTCGGGACTTTTGGTGACGTTTCTTTTTATGATGCAGGAACATTGACTATGCAGATTTCTAACATAGGTGGTGGCGGTGGGTGGACGATCGAACCACGTACAACAGGTAAACTAGTTATTGGAATTGCCGCTAAAACCGTTGAGTGTCGCGGTACTTGGGATTTTGGCACTGCTCCAGCTACCGTGACAGGATTGTCTGCTGACTCAGCGGGAACGCACAATCACGGTATACCTGACGGTACGGTATTAGCGAAGGATGGCGGTGGCACAGTTACTTTTGCCGAATCCGGGTCGCACACGCATACAGTTAGCTAAAACACTTGTAGAGGACAACGTTCTATGGTTAGAAAATAAACACCCTCCGTTGGTGTTTATAATTTAGGAGGTAAATATGGATATTAAAAGTGAAATCAAACAACGCGAAAAGGAACAGCGGCTAATTGGCCTACAGACTGCATACTTTAGGTTGAAGATGGATTTAGCGGCATATGAGGCTAATAACGATAAAGAAGGTATTGACCTAGCCAAGAAACAAATAGAATCCTGTGAAAAAAGCTACGCTGCAATTGAAAACATAACCACAGAATAAACACCCTCTGGGGTGTTTTTCTTTTGGAATCTTGAAAGGGGTGATAATGTTGGCCTACACCTTATCTGATTTTATGAAACTTAACCCGGACTATCAAAAAAGGTACGACCCTAAGACCAAGACGGCCTATGTCGGCAATGCTAAAACTGGCAAAGAAATCTCCTTCTTGGAAGGCCAAGGGCAGCAATATGGTTTAGGCGCGCTGCAGGATGGATCACATACCATAAGTGATCCTAGTAAGCTAATTGCTGCTTTAAGTTCGCCCACCACTCCTGCTACACCAGTCGCACCTCAGCCTGCTAAATATGAATCTCCCTATACTGGCAAGATTGGAGAAACCTTGGCGGCTATTCAAAATAGGCCGGCCTTTAGCTATGACCCGTCTAAAGATGTGGGATTGCAGACGGCGCAAGGTAACGCTATAGATGCAGTTAGTCGGGCAGCCGGCAGGAGGAATATGCTCTACAGCGACAGCAACAAGTCGCAGATGGGCAAAGCCTCGCTCGCTTTAGTGCCTCAGTTTAGGCAGCAAGCATTGGGCGAATACCAACAGCAGGGGCAGGACTTGTATAACCAACTTAATCCCCTGCTGCAGCTTGAAAATACGGCCTATGGCCAGTATCGGGATACCGTTGGGGATACGAGATACGCTGATACAACGGCATATAACCGGGGCAGGGATGTGATTAGCGATACTAGATATACTGATGAGACTGGGTACAACCGCAACCAGGATGCGTTAAAAAATCAAATGACAGAAGCTGCTTTAAGTGGGAAGTACAAGGGTAAACTTATTCCCGAAGTCAGATCAACAATAGCAACTATCACGGGCATTGACCCCGAAACCGGGAAACCAACACTTGCTAAAATAAAGGCAGATCGAGACCAAGCAAACGAACGAGCCAGAATAGGCGTATCTAGGATTAGTGCTGGCAGGGATGCGGCAAACACAAAGCAAAGCGATCTATTTAAGATTTGGCAAAATACCGGCAAAGCTCCTGCCGGAATCCCAGGGGTACCCGTTGGCACTCCGTTGTATGATAAGGTCGATGAACGCCAAAGCATTGATCCGGTGATGGAAACAGCTATATCTTTAGCGCTCAAAGACGATAGTTTCGCCTGGAAAACCCCAGAGGAACAGCAAAAGCGGATAGATAGTCTTTATGCTCAACTGTCAAAAGGTAGGGCATTACAACCTAAAACGCCAACCCCGATAACTGGTCTCGACAAAGATATACTTGACGCATTAAAGTAGGGAGGGTTTTGTGTGGCTATTAATGCAGAAAAAGTCTACAACGCTATTAAAAGCGGTCAAATACAACCTTCCCAACTTAATGACGAGGGTAAAAAGGCGGTAAGAGAGTATATTTTAGCCAAGAATGGCGCTTCTACTCCCACTACACAAATTCAAGCAAAACCAGCAGAACAAAAAACTTTTTTGCCTGTACCTATGCCAAGACCAACCCTGGCGGCTCAACAAAGGGCGCAAACGCTAGAGTCTGCCCCTAAATTAATTAAGCCAGCACTAGGTTTAGTGAACAAGGCCTTGGACTACTACGAACAAAGTCCTGTTGGTAGATTCTCCGAAAGGGCAGGGGAGGCATCCAATGAAAGCACATTCAACCAAAGGGGATTAGTTAGAACTTCCACAGGCAATAAAGCCGCCGATTGGATAGCAGAAAAGGGGGGCAACTTGTTAGGCTACTTTAACCCTATGGGCGCTGGTGCTCCTTATATGGCTGCCGAGAAGGTTCTGGCATCTGGAGTTGCTAAAACAATTGGTAGGAAGGCTGCAACCTTGGGTACTGCTGGAGCAGTTTCTGGAGAAACCAGGGGTATTGTACAAGAGAAAGATACTGCAGGGATTGCTAAGGAAATGGTAACGGAAGGACTATTGTCTGCTGGCGGCGGGGCGATTCTCCACGGATTAGGAAAAGTAGCTAACTCTTACCTGCAAAAAGGTAAACTTGTTCCTTTGGAAATTCCTGCTCCTCAGAAACAAGTTAAAAGCTATGGCCAATTATCAGTTAAAAATACAGCACTAGATAAATCTGTTAACGAGTATAACCAAGCCATAGAGCAGGTACAAAATCATTTTGGGACTAATCAGCTTAGGGCTGGTGAAGTGTCAAGGATAAAATCAGAGTTAGGAATTAATTTAGATTCTCTAGTTAAAAATATTGAGAAAGCCGAAAGTGGCGTAAGTCTAAAAAGCATTGCCGAACGTAATAAGATGGCGCAAGCTGCCGGGGTGGCTGATAAGAAAACTCCTACATTAACGCCAAGAGCAACCACGAAGACCAACGCGGAAAATGTTCCCGTAAGCGCATCCAACGATAATGCATTAGGAGCTATAAGCCCATTGTTTAGAGGGATGGCCAAAATTAAAGAAACAGTTAAGCCCAATACTGCTGAATCATTTAGGGAGAAAGTTAACAGAACTCCCAATAAGAAAACTAGCACATTTAAGGAAACATATCAAAACCTAAGAACACAGTTTATTGATGATCTCGCCCCATTAGAAGAACTAGAAAAGTCGGTATCCGGGAAGATTGCAAGCGCAGAAGCTAGTCTTTATAAACAAGCCAGACTGTTAAAAGGCACGCCGACCAAGTCTAATGAGATAATTAGGACTAGGCTTGCCCCTATACTTGATTCTGTCGAAGCGAAGGGTTACGGTAAAAATGATTTAGGAGACTATGCCCTTGCTGTCCACGCTAAAGATTTGCAAGCGAAGGGGATTGAAACCGGATTCACGCCAGCGGAGATTGATTCAGTAATCGCTAGGTTTGGAACTCCCGAAATGGAAGCGGCCAGAAAAGAATTAATCAACTACAGTAATGGGTTACTTGATGAACTAGCGGCATCTGGAAGAATTTCGCCAGAATTAGTTGTCGGACTAAGACAAAAGCACCCTAACTATGTCCCATTGTTCCGAGCTTTTGACGATAACAAGGTAGAGTTCACACAAGGACTTTCCAGGGCAATAGCGAGTGTTGGAAATCCTATTAAGGAATTAAAGGGCAGTGCCCGTCGGGTTATAGACCCACTTGAAAACATCGTTAAGAATACCTACCAAATAATTAACTCTGCTGACAAAACAAGGGTTATGTCGCAACTAGGTAAACTAGCTAAGCTTGACAAGGAAGGGCAATTTGTGCGTAGGTTAAAAGCAGGGGAAGAAGTTGGCAGAAAAAATGTAGTCAAGGCTTTTGAAAATGGCCAAGCCGTGGAGTACGAGGTTCAGCCTGAGATTTACAAAACCTTAAAGAACCTAGATCAAGAAAGTTCTAACTTCCTAATTGAAATACTTTCGCAACCAGCCAGCGCATTAAGGGCGGGGGCCACATTAACGCCGGAGTTTAGTTTGCGTAACCCTATGCGTGACGTTGTGCAGGCTTTTACGGTATCTAAATCCGGCTTCAATCCCGTCACAGACTTCCCTGTTGCCCTTGTGCAAGCCATTGGGAAAGGCAGACCCATAAATATACTAGGCAAGCAGTTTAAGACCCCTGGCGACTTATATAACCAGTTCCTGCTAGATAATGGTGGGTACGGTAATATAATGTCCATGGACAGGAAGGTGCACAGGGAAGCATTACAGGAAGTTCTAAAGCAACCAGTTAGCAAGCAATTTATTAACATTGTAAACCCTAAGGCTTGGCTTAATTTGCTCCGAAAGATTAGCGACACTACAGAAACGGCAACAAAACTAGGTGAATACCGGGCAGCTTTGCGGTCCGGAGTATCCCGAGAAGAAGCTGCATACCGAGCTAGGGACTTAATGGACTTTGCTAGGGCGGGGTACAGCATCCGTCCAGCAAATAGAATTGTTGCCTTTCTTAATGCCAACATTCAAGGCAAAAGTAAGTTAATTAGGGCTGCGAAGGAAAACCCTGTTGGCGTAACGGCTAGGGCTATGGCATCAATTACCCTGCCTACCGTGGGTGTTTATATGGCACAAAAGTACCTCTCGAACGATGTCCAAAAACAAACTATAGATGATGCCCAAGCTTGGCTGAAGGATGCCTTTTGGCTAATGCCTATTCCAGGTACGAACCAGGTCGCAAGGATTCCGAAGCCGTTTGATCTAGCACCTATCTTTGCTAACCTTCCAGAGAGGGTAATGAGCTATATTGACAAAAGCGACCCGGACGCATTTGATAACTTTGCCAGAGATACTTTTGCTTCCTACTCTATTCCGGTTATGATTAGTGGATTCATGCCGATAATTGAGGGAATGGCCAACTATTCATTCTTCCGTGATGCACCAATTATTCCGCAACGCGAGAAGGGCTTAGATTATCCCGACCAATACGACATAAACACTTCAGAAACATCTAAGGCTATTGCGCGTGGGATTAACAGCCTAACCGGGGGAGAAGGTGCATTAAAGAACTTTGGTTCTCCTAGAGTGGTTGAAAATACTATTATCGGATCCACAGCAGGACTAGGCAAGCTGGCTACTTCCGCTATTGATGCCATGCTGGAGAATACGGGCGCAATAGATAAGCCAGAAAAGGCCACTAAAACACCTGCTCAATTACCTGTGCTTAGAGCGTTTCTAGTTAACCAAACAACAACCGGCAAAGCCGTTGATGACCTGTATAAAATGCAAGATAAATTAACTAGGGAAAGTGGATCGGCGAAGCTAGAAAAAGAAGGATATTCTGGGATGGCAAAACTAAAGCTTGCAGAATCAGCCACAGACGCTATTGGCGGCATAAGTAAGCAGATGCGACAGATCGAGAATAGCCCGAAGCTGTCAGCAGATGAAAAACGCCAAAGACTAGATGAACTAAACAATCGCAGGAACTCAATGGCCAAAAAAGCCATGTTAAAATTAAAGACAAGCAGCCAATAATGTATTATAATGTAATATGTACGGAGGGAGGTTTTTGTTGTTGTATTGGTATCATTGGATAGCCGCCTACATGATGATTATCGGGGGCATAGCATTTACTATCGTACCAGAAAAACCGCTTTGGCTACTTGCTGTAATAGTTATTTTAATAGGTTTAGGCGTAGCGATGTGCATGTTTTTGCCTGGAAAACCGGATAAGTACGCTGACAAAGGAGGGCATTAGCCCTTCTTTAGTTTTAAAAGCTAGAGAGTACCGGCCCGCCTCCAAGCTAGACCGATACTCCCACCTGCTCTGCCCATAGGGAACGGCAGAGAGGTAAGCCTAAGTTTACCACAAAATTACAACGTAGGGAAGGAGTTGTTCAAATGGAATTAACAAGTTACATCAAGATTTTTGGCACTGCAGTTGGGACCCTAGTTTCATTTATCGTCGGAGGTATCGGCATGGCTTTCGCTGTCCTCCTGGGGATGATGGTCCTAGACTACATCACAGGGTTAATGGTAGGTTACGCCAACAAAGAACTGTCTAGTTCCA